AAGCCACAGGAAGCATTTGGAGCAGGCGTTTACACTGGCAGGCGTTCGGGTATGACGAATCACAGGGCGGCGGAAACACCTGCCATATTATTGCAGTTGACGGCAACGGAGAAACGAGCGTTCACGCTTTCAACTTTCGCAACCTTGATGCGGCGGAGCGGCAAATGCGGCGGTATTGCACAGAGTTTAAACGGTGTATCGTTGAATCTTTCATGGACGAATCGGTTTGGGATATGTCGCAGGATTTTTGGCTTAAAACTGACATGAACACGCACGGAGTTAATTACTTGTAATTTCTGCATAACCATTCACCGGGGCGGCTGGTGTGGGACTGGCCGCCCAAATTTTTAAACACGATGATTACGAAAGAAGAAATACAAAAATGGGCGCAAGAATTGAAAGAACAAGGCGACGCGCCGTTATTCGTTGGCGGTTGGCAAGAAGGCGTAACCTGGGCGAACGAGCAAAACGCCGCCAAATTCGCAGAACTTGAAGGGCAAATAAAAGATTTGCAATTCATAAAAGAAGGCGATCAGGCTTTGTTGAAAGCCGCAAACCAGCACATTGAAAAGCAGCGAAGCAAATTGGAAATTTTGCAGGGCGCTTATGATACTGCAATAAGTCGTGCTGCCGAACTTGAAGTGCATATCGCCCAACTCGAAGCCTACAAAGCCTATCTGATTGAACAGGCGGCAATGGCTGAAAGCGAGGCAAATGTTAGGATTGCCGTTCTTGAATCGGAACTAAAAAAAGTCAATCGGTTATTAGAAAATGGATAAAATCCTAATCACACGCGCTCGCGTTGGCGTAAACGGCACAATCAATGCAGATGCACAGACGCAAATCCGGGCGCACCTTGCTGCGCTGGAACCTGGAAGTGACGTTGTTATCAGTGTGCGCAACATCGGTGACGCGCTGGCGTGTGTGGATGAAGTGGCGACATGGTATAACAACCTGACAGAAATTGAATTTGAAGACCCGGCGTTTCTGGATAAGTTGATAGCGAAATCAGACGAACTTGCCTATTATATTTTCCGTTTTTCGGCGGACGTGGGAGAGTATTACCGGCAGAAAAACGCGACTGAATTAAGCCGGAAAAACGCCTACAACAAGGGGATGTATAAGGCGCGGACGCAAATAGGCGAAGGTTCAAAATTCATTGTCAGTGCTGCGGAGGTTGAGGTACAGACGGAAATATCTGATTACCTGAAAGCGGAAAGCGAAGCCGATGCAGAATACCGGGCAGCATGGCTATTGCTCGACAGCGCAAAGAACATTCAAGACAGAATGAGCCAAAGAATTTCAAACCTGAAAGCGTACCGGGACGCGACATTGCGGAATGGCAGCGCACATTTTCCGAATCAGTAATAAAAATTGAACGCAATGCAAGACAACACAGATATATTGATTGAAGGGCTTGAATCAGACCTCGCTATCATTCGCGCCGAAAATGCGCGATTGCGCGAAGCATTGAAAATCTTAATAGATGGATTTTCGCACATAGGGGTGGGCAAAAATTCAAAAGCCGTCATTTATGTTACCCGTGAAGATTGGACAAACGCCTATTCAATCCTTGAATCTGCTAATCCTGAAAATCCGTAAAAATAAAGCAACATTTTCGTGAGATTGATAGCCGGTTTTCGCGCAATGCGAGAGCCGGTTTTTGTTTTTGTGTCCTTTACATATTAAGATAAAAAAAAGATGAGGCTTTGGTGAAAATAGTTGTTTAAAAGTATTGCTAATTAGAAAAAGGGGCTTATCTTTGGGGTATCATTCACGAAAGATAAAACACAATGTACGTTTACATCAAATCAGAGCCTTGCCTTTGGACTGTCGGATTTTACGACCCTTCCGGTAAATGGCATCCAGAAAGCGACCACGAAAGCCCGGAAGCAGCAGCGCAAAGAGTCCATTGGCTCAATGGAAATTCAAATAATGACTGAAACAAAAAAACGCACCCGCGCCAAAGGCGCTGGCCGCAAGCGCGGCAAAACCCTTCCCCCAACTGGGCAATTGGTACAAATCCCTCCGGTAAAAGTACCGCTGGAAACATTAGAACGCCTTAAATCCCAACCCGGCGCGATGTCCGACTTTATACGGGCGGCGATTGCCGAAAAGTGGGAACGGGAAAAAATGAATGAACGATGAAATTAGTTTATGGAATATCACGCTGGACAAATGCAATCCGCGCAAGCGCACGGCATATTGACAACGGCAATGGCGAACCCCTTTGCGGAAATAAACGCAAAGTGTTTTCATGGGAGAAAGAAGAAGGGATGCCAACTTGCGAAAAATGCCTGTCAATTCGGATGGGTGAAATCGTTGATAAAGAACTGCAAACTGAAACGCGATGAAAAACGGACGCATAAACGAACGAAACTCCGGCCATTGGTCGCTCGACGGCGAACCGAAAACCCGCCGGACGAAAATCAGAAAGCAGATGACAGCCGATGACCGCAAACTGCTTTTGCAGGTAGTCGAACGAGTTATTGATTGCATGGCGTTTGATACCGACATATCAGAACATGGACGCTTGCACCCAGACGCAAAGTTCACCGACGGCGGGCGGTTTATGCTTTGTTTGAATAGGCTACAATTAGAGCAGTTGGGCGAAATCTTCCAATTCTTGAAAATGAAAAAGGGTAGATTAGGTGCTACTAATTTTTCAGGGGAAACGAAAATTTCTTCAATCCTTGAAACTATCCTTATAGTTTGCAATTCGGCACATACCGACAAAGACGCAAGAGAACTTATCAGAAACTTTTGCCTGCATCAACTTGAAGAGCAGGCGCAAAGAGATAAACGCTTTAAGAAATGAAACAGCAACCTACCTACGGCAAAGCAGCAAAAGAACACGCTATAAAGTTGCGCGAAATTTCAGGTTTTTCTTTTCCTGAAATCGAAGAGGCTACCGGCATACCAGCGGCATACGTTCGCAAACTAATGTTTGAGCAGCGCAAGAAAGTAACGCCTGAAACGGCAACCGTAACGCAAACAGTAACGGCAGAAACGCCGGACGTAACGTATGACGAAACGACAGTAACGGCGCAAGTAACGGACGGAAAACTGCCGGAAAACATGACAAAAAACGGCTTTTGGGTTACTGTGACGGCTGTAACGTTCGCGTTCTTTCGCCGCCATTTTAGCAGGATGGATTTTGTTTTTTATACTGCTACCGTAACGGCCTGTTACTCGTTTTGGCACGTTTCGCCGGGCATTCCGGGCGTTACATTCGCCGCCTTGTATTGGCTTCTTGCGTTCGATGCGTTGCAACGCTGCAAAGACGCGGGGCAAAATGAGGCATTGGCGCGGTCGGCATCGTATCGGATTTGGGGACTGGAGTTGTTCGCCGCCGTTGCGCACTGGAATTTGATTAACGGCTATTTGTGGAGGAACTTGGATAAACTGCCTTTTGAGGTTAAGGCAGTGCCGAAAGGCGGTATGTGGGTGCTGGATTACGCCGGAAACAAAACGAACATCGTTTGGCAGAATGGCGAAGGGGTTGCAATCGTCGCCGCCGTCCTTTCTGCCGCCATTTGCGCCGCTGTTATTGTGGCGGTTGATACAACTTTCAAAGCAAATAAAATCAAAAAATAATGACATGGCAAAATGGTATTTCACTTGCGGACAAATTCACCGCCACAAAATCGAATCTAAGGTTTGGGACAAAGACAGTGTGATTGTGGTAGAGGCTGAAACTGAGCAAATAGCGGTTGACTTTGTTTTTTCGCTGTTTGGTACGGCTTGGGGCGGCGTTTATGGTGATTTTGAAAACATTTCGCGCTACTACAAAAACGGGATTGCTGAGACGTTTATCGTTGAAAAAATCGGATATGAAACAAGTCCTAATTGACATCTGGCAAGCGGCGGTTTACGTCTGGAACGGCAAGCCGAAAGACCCGACCGAATACGCCGAAACGCCGCCGAAATGGTGGAATGGAGCCGACCCGGTTGAAGTGCCGGAAGCAGACGAAACGATTGAAATTAAAGAGGGTGGACACCCCTGGGGATGGGCTGGAGAATGGCTATACGACAACGGCACAACCATAGCCACAAAGGAAGGAAATGCGGCACTTGAAAAGGCCGGAATCACGGCACAGGATTACGGCGAAATGCTTGTTTATCGAGTGTCGAAAGAACAGGTAGGATTGTATAATATCACGCTGGCCGGGCAAATAAAGCCGCATTGGAGACAGGGCAAAAAGCCTAAAGAAATCGGGCTTTTAGTCGGATGCTCCGAAAGCACAGCGCGGCACTACTGTATTTGCTTTGAACGTTCACAAAAAGCCTCAAACGCTACTCCCCTATCGCAGTAGGGAGTCATTCTTAGCCCGTTTCGCCATTCTTATTAAGAATTAAGAATGATTTTCGAGGGGGGTTATACCTTAAAAATGGTAAAATATTATGGCAGTCGAATACGTCTTTTTATTGCTCTTTGCCGTCGCTATTGCAGTTGCCTACATCGTTCACAGCCTGCACAAAGAAAATGCAGAAACCGCCGAAAAAGTGGCCTGGTCTAACCAGGCTCAACCCCTCGTATTTGAACAACCCGACCCGACGGCGCAGGCGCAGCAAGCAACGAAAGAACTGTACGAAAATGCCGTCGCAAAAATCAAATTGCACGGAAACCGATGGATAACTGAGAAAGACGTTCATCTTTGGTTGTGGGGCGCTGACAACTTCAACACCTCGCCCGATTTTCAGCAGTGGGCTTTGCTAAATGTTCGCCGCCGGGCGGATATTTTCGAGCAATTCCGGGCAGAGAAAGCAGCGAAAGCAGCGCGGGCAAATGACATTCCGGGCATGGCAAACATTTACACCGGGGGGCGCGATTTTGATGACATTGAAAAACAAAATTGATATGGAAATAGCACTTTTTATTTTTGCTATTTTTGTTTTGGCCTCTTTGTGGCCTAAGAAGCAACACCGGAAAAGGCGGCAAAGCACAACCCAAAAAAGGGCAAAGCAAATATCTAAGGTTGTGCGGGCTGTTCAAAAGAAAAACGATTTTTACGCCGGGGACAATTGGCGGTTTCGGCAACAAAATAAAAGCCCGGAAGGATTAAAAGACATAAAATGACGCAGCAAAAAGCAATTGAAATCTACCTCACACTCCCGCCCGAAAAGCGGGAATTAGCCCGCAAAGACGCGGCGTTCCTTGCTGGTATTGCGGACGGCATGGGGCATCCTGACCTCGCGACCCGCGAAGTCAACCGGGCGCTTTTGGCAGAAATGGAGCAAGCAGAAAAAGCGCTATTGAAAGCGCAAAATCCAATGCCAGAAGCGGTAACGTGGAAAGAAGCGGCGGCGGTTGTTTCCTGGGTTTTGAAACCGATTTGTATTTTGGTTGTCGCTGGTTCTGGGCTGTATTTGATAGGCTCTTTTGTTTCGGGATTGTCGGTTGGTTTTCGGGTGTTGGCATCGGCGAACGCGGCGCTTTTCCTGTTGCCGATTCTTGCGCTTTTCGGGCTGTGGTTCGTTTCGGAACTGCCGAAAGTGAAGAGCGAAGAAGAAGCGGAAAGCGAGCCTGGCGGCGGGAACGTTCAACAAATTATCGTAAACATTAACGCGGCCAATGGCAGCGCAAACGTAGAACAGAGATGATACACGGCTACAAAGGTACATGGATTTTCAGTTGCGATAGCACACGCACAAACGAAAGAACTTGCTATTTTGGGAGTGTTGTGTTTATCACGTCACAGGCTGAGGCAATGAAAATTGCCAGTGAAATTATAGGATGGGAATTAGGAAAAAAGGATAAGTGTCCTGAATGTGTAAAACGTGAAAAACAAAAAAATAATAAAACATGAAAAATTCACCGACTTACTATTGCTACAGCTGCAATTGTTTCACCGCTTGGAAATGGACTTTTTTTGGTGGGTGGCATTGCGAAAGTTGCGGAAAAAATAAAGTACCAAACATTTGAAGCAATGAAAAATCACGTCAGTTTTGAAACAGCCAAACGGCTCGAAGCCGCCGGATTCCCAAAACCAAAACCTGAATTTGGGCAGGCTTGGTACGATGAAGATGGGGCTTATGTTATTGGCAGCGTTAGCGGGAAACTCATTTGTGGTTCATGGCAGGATGGGGACTCTTTCAGCGACGCATCTATGGACGGTGATATTTTTGCGCCGACAGTTATAGATATTTTGCAGGAACTTGACGGCTATGTTACCGACGGCGAAACCTGTTATTTTGTCAATGCAGCGAATGAGTTAGTAAACGAATACCTGCCAAAAAACCCCGCCGAAGCCGCCGCAGCCGCATGGCTAAGCATTAACGAAAAACAACCGGCATGACAGTCGAATCAATCCTTTCCGAATACCGACGGCAATTCCCTTTCGAGCCGGGCGAAGCATCCGAAAACCGGGAGCGATTTTACTGGTTGTCCGGTTTCTTACGAGACGTTGCGGCGGGCGTGGGGGATGAGCCGCTTTGTGAGAAATATGAAGGGAAATTAGACCGGCAGGCCGGAGAGTTTTTGAAAACGCAAATTGAAAAATGAACAAGTCAAAATCCGGACATATCCTTTACCTGATGGTTCACCTGCCGTTTATATGGTGGATAAAAATCGGCATAACCGGCAAAACCGCAAAGGCGCGGGCGAAGGATTTAGACCGGGCGGTATTTGGGAAACCCGTTGTTATCATGTTCGTCCCGATACCGGGCGCGTACCTGATTGAACAGGATTTGCACCGGCGATTTAGGTGGCTGAATTGCCGCTTCTATCGTGGTGATGGCAGTACAGAGTTTTTTTGGTTTCCGGTCGCCTTTGTCGTTCTACCGTTCATGGTCGCTGTTTGGGGCGGGTATGTTTACGCGGTTGATTTGATTCTGGGGACGCGGTTTTTTGAAATGATTGTTTCACTTTTTATCTAAAAATAAAAAACAATGAAAAAAGAAAAACTTTCCGATACGGCACTTTTGCAAATAGCCCTTCAATCCCCAGCCCTAAAAGAACAGCATCAAAGCAACGACAGGGCGGCGTATCCTGCAAATTTTCGCGGTCGCGTACCGCTAAAGGTGAAAATGGCGAAAGATGTCAGGCCGGATATGCCAATACTAACGGGTATGATTGCCAAAAAGGACTGTGAGTATTATGTATGGGTGAACAAACACGGCGCGGTTACGGCAATTTTGGAAGACGGGGAAAGGCTTGGGCTTTTGCCGCATGAATTTGACGTTGTTGCATGGCACTCCACCGAACTTGCCGAAAGCGAAGCGAACGCTTACGCCGGATATGCGGCGAATCAGGCCGACGCTGAAAAAAAATTAGTGGAAAGGTCGGCGTTATTTCAGGAATAAAAAAAATCACATTTCATATTTTCCTCCACACTTTAAAAATCAACACAATGGGTGACAAAAAAGGTGCTACCATTTTACAACCAGTATCAAATGGCGCAAAACACATGATTGAATTAACGCAGCCATACCGCGCAACGGTAAAGGTTTTGGGAACTGCAAAAATGCTTATGCACTGTTGGAATAACGAAGCAATAGCAGAAAAAGCAGCCGCAAAAAAGGGCAGCGACAAAAAGAAAACCGATGACCTGGAATCGTATTTGCTGCGAAACGAAAAGGGGCAAATCGTAATGCCGACGCTGAATTTTTGCGCCGGAATACGCGAGGCCGGAAAGTCTTTTCCCGACCCGGCCTCGCCTCGAAAATCATTGCGCGACCGATTAAAGGCAATCGTTGTTCCTGAATCGGAATACGGCCTGATTAACGGCGGGGTGAAAGATTGGGATTTTGTTGATATGCGGCGCGTGGTTATTCAACGGGCTGGCATTACGCGAAGCCGTCCGGCATTTTTTGAGGGTTGGACGATTGAGTTTCAGATAATGATTTTAGAGCCTGAATACCTGCAACCGGCGCGGCTTTTTGAACTTGTCGAAAGTGCGGGTAAATTTCAGGGGCTTGGTGATTTTCGTCCAACGTTCGGGCGGTATCGGGTCGCTAAATTTGAAACAGAAATAATTTGAACCGGCACGGTTAGGTTGGCTCGGGTCGGGAAGGCTTTTGTCCGGCGCTGGTCTGGTGCGGTTGTGCTTTGTTCGGGATGGCGTGGCTAACGGGTTTTGATTGGTACGGTTAGGTTCGGTTATGATAGGTTGGGTTCGGCCAGGTTTTGAAAGGCCAATGGGCAAGGTGAGCGGGGGTTGGGCAGCGACTGGTTTGGTTTGGCTAACGGGTACGGTAGGGCTTGGTTGTCAAGGGAAGGGTCAGGCGCTGTTCTGTATGGTTCGCAGCGGATTGGCTAACGGGTTTGGTGCCGTATGGTTTTGTAAGGCAGTGAGGGGTAATGTGAGGAAAGGCTAACGGGTTCGGTTTGGTTAGGTGCGTGTAGGGAGTGCAGCACAAAGGTGTTGGTCGGGACGTGTGCGGTACGGTTGGGAGTGCTGTGGAAGGGCTAAAGGGTTCGGATAGGTTAGGTTTTTTATGGTGCTGTGTGGTGGGGTCTGGTTCGGCCAATGGGAATAGAAAGGCCGGCAGGGGAAAGGCCGGGCCTGGTTTTGCTTGGCGAGGCCGGGAGAGGCAAGCCGAAAAAATATTCCCCAAAAAACTTTTTGCTTTTTCAGGAATAGCATTATCTTTGTACCGTCAAACAGTTGACCAATCGGGGTGGAAGCCGGTTGAGAGTAAAACAAGCCTGTCACATAGGCAAATAAATTTTTTGAACTGCCCTTGCAGTTCTCAACCGAAAAGGGATGTGACCCCTTTGTAGGCGTTCCAAGCCCGGTTGAGAATTTCAAGGGCTTTTTTATTGGTGAAAAATGGCTTTCTACGGAATGATGAAAGGACATCACGGATACATGAAAGGCAACGCCGTGCGCGAATACAACGCCATTAAAGGCGTTTGCGACCTTCTTGGTTTGGAAGTTATCGAGCCTCGCCGCAAGCATTGGCACGGAATCGAAAACGCAGCCGCTTTGATGCTCGAAAAAATGACAGACGAACAACGGGCGCAAGTCCCGGCATTTGTTCGGCGCGACAGCCTTTTGCATCCTGAAATTTTAGCAGAGGCAAGGGCTGAATTTTCTAAACCCTTAAAAAGAGTGAAAGCATGAGCAAAGACAATCATTCCTTTTCAATCGCCGTCGCTTGCGAAATTGGCGAACGCGGGGCGCTACTGATTCAACACCTGCTTTTTCTTCAAAAGTCAATAGGTGAAGAAAACTGGCGGGAAAAATGGGTAAGGCGTTCGGCAAAGAGCCTTGCAAATACTTACCCGTATTGGTCTGGGAAACAAATAGCCGCCATTTCTGACAGCCTTGAAAAGGGCGGGTACATAGCCTCGAAAATCGAAAACGCCAACAAATACGACCGAACAAAATCATACATTTTGACCGAAAAAGGACTGCTTTTGATGGGTGAAAATGACATACAAAAAGGTAAAGTTGCATTTGCCCAAATGGAAAATGGAGAAGCCGAAACGGAAAATGTAGATTTGCCAAATGGGGAAATGTCTATTAAGGAAGATTGTAACTCTTTTTGTAACTCTTTTATAGAAGAAGAAAAAGGCGCTTCGCTTTCCTCTTCATCGCCTGAAACACCAACCTTAAAAGCCGAAAAAGAAAAGCCAACCCCCCAAGTTGCGCCGCCCCCCCCGCCCATATCCGTAACAATTTACGAGCCGCCTACATACGACCAAATTCCCAACAAAGGCTACCCGCAAACCGAACCGGCGGGCGAATTTCAACGGGTGGACGTTCAGCAGGAAATCGAAGCGTTGAGAACCGATACCGCAATGCGCGAAGCGTTCACCATGTCCCGGAAAATACCGTCTGTGAACTATGCCGATTACCTCGAAGCGTTCCGCATTGACGTGACTGGCAGGGGTGAAAGATACGCGACGGTGAAACAACTTCGGGCGCACTTCCTGAACTGGTGCGGGACCCGCTTCGAAATTCAGAACCGCAAGGCAGCACAACAACAGCCAACCCAAACCGGCCAACCGGCCAAAATCCGCCAATTATGAAAGTCGAAACGATTATAGAGCATTGGATTTCAATGCTGGCACAGTACAGATACGAAACCGGCGATTTTTCGGCGCGGCTGCACACGCTGACAGACGCGGAACTGCTCGCCATTAAACCCGTCACCCTGCCGTTCCTTGACCTTGCCCCTCGCATGGCGCAAACCGCAAAGCCAAAATACCTGCCTGAACTTCGCCGGGCAATCGCCTATCTCGCAGACCTGTACGAAAGGCAATCGGCGGCGATGGAGCGCGAATGTGAACGATTTGAGAGACAGGCAAAAGAGCAGGCGCGGATTTTGAAAATCCTGCAAAATGCGCCGATAACGAACACCGAAAGAATCAACCTTGTAAAACAGCACTACGGATGGGTATAGATAAGACATACAACGACGCGAAATCGCCAACGGCGGCGCGGATTGGTATATGGCAGCAATACGACAACGCGCTGGAAACGCTTGCCTGCCGTTGCCTCGCTGAGCCTTACAACTTCTACCGGGTTGACGCTGATATTCACCCGGCGATGCTTGGGGAGACATTCGCCGGAAAGGTGATAGCCGCCTGCCAAGAGCAATTTAGGCACAGCGGGCGCTACACGGCGCACATGGTAGCCGCATTGGTTTGTGTTCAGACCGAAACACTTACGGCAATGGCGCAACGCGATGCGGAAATGGAACTGCCAACGGCATTTGATTTTTTCCGCGACATATACGGGCAATTCGTCGAGGCGCAAATAGCCGACTATGTGGCCGGATGGATAATACAGGGGAAAACGAGCGAAGAGATACAGGTTTTGGCCGCAAACTTTCGACGCGAAAAAGGCGCAACGGCACGAAAGACAGGCAGCGACGGCGTATCAGAATTTGAGGCGCAACTATTCGCCGCACTGGAAGGCAAGCGGTTTGAATACCATGTTAAACCGCACCTTGCAAAAATGCGCGAACTGACACCGGATTACGCGCCGGGGGATTACATCGTTATCGCTGCGCTTTCAGGCATCGGGAAATCGTACTACGGACTGAACACGATTTTTTACAACGCTTTGAACGGGGTGAAATCCTGCTACATAAACCTCGAAATGTCGCCGGACGCGGTACAAAAGCGGCTTTGGCAAATGTCAGGCGGCGTTCGGTTTCAGCGCGACCTTCGATGCAGCGACGAACAAACGCGCCAACACATTGCGGCCTGGGAGCGCGTAAAGAAAATGGCGGTGAAGTCGCACAATCCCGGCAGGTCGCTACCCGCAATCCTTTCTACAATCCGGCATGAATGGAGTGACAAAGGCATAGGGCTTGCGGTGATTGACTACGCGCAATTGGTGAACATACCCGGCTACAAAGGCGCAAGGAATTACGAACTCGGCGAAGTTAGCGCGGAATTTAGGGCGCTCGCTCTTGATTTGAAAATTCCGATTATGGTTTTGGCGCAACTCAAACAGGAAGTAATGAAATACGGCGACCGGCGCGGCGGGCTGTACGACATTAAGGATTGCGCAAACTTTGCGCAGGACGCTACTTTTGTTCACATCCTGCACCGGCCAAACGAGGTATTGAAAGAAGGCGAGGTGAGCGAATACAACGACAACGATGCTGATGTTACGAACGTGAAAGGCAGGGAGACGGGGCGGGCGCAGGCCAAATGCCTGTTTGACCCCGTGCGCGGTTTCTGCGATATTGACGAAAATATTTTTCCAAAACAAGTTTCGGCGGCGCTGCCATATTCTGAGCGTAAAGAGCCGGATGTAGATATTCCATTTTAAAATGAAAAAACCAACCACTCAACAACTCGCAAGTCTTGAAAAACTGATAAATAACTGCCTTCAACTTGCCCGCAAAAGCCCGAATATCGCCGCAGCGATTGACTTGACGCCGGATGATATTGAGCGGGCAACGGCAGGATTTGAACGCATGAAATTTTTAGCGAAATGAAATTAACACCGCAACAAACGCAAATCCTGCAAGACGCTCGCGCCAACGGCGGAACGATAACCAAAAAGCAGATTGTAGAAAGTTACGGGCGCTGTTACTTTCACAACGGCGCTAAACATCTGGGCGAAATCCTTTCCCGCATGGTAAATTCAGGGTTGTTAATCCGCGAAAAGCCGGGCGTGTTCACCGTTGGAACGGGCAAGAAAAACAAGCCCTCGAAAGAGGCCGAGTATTTGGCAAATCAAACGACGTTATTTTGAAAATGAAACGTGTCCTTATCGCTTGCGAATATTCCGGCACTGTCCGCGAAGCGTTCAGAAAACGCGGCTTCGATGCGTGGTCATGCGACCTGCTTCCGACCGAAATACCGGGGCAGCACATACAAGGCGACGTTTTGCCGGTTCTTGGCGATGGTTGGGATTTGATTATTGCGCACCCGCCGTGTACACATCTGGCAGTATCAGGTGCAAGACATTTCGAGGCAAAGCGGGCGGACGGCAGGCAGGCAGAGGCGATTGAATTTTTTATGGCGATGATAAACGCGCCGGCTTTTCATATAGCAGTAGAAAACCCTGTTTGCATTATGTCAAGTGTTTACCGTCCGGCTGACCAGGTTATTAACCCGTTTTATTTTGGGGACGAAGCGAGAAAGAAAACTTGCCTTTGGCTGAAAAACCTTCCTAAGTTGTGCCATATTCGACATGACGACCTTTTTGAAAAAAAGACGTGGGTGTCAGAGGGCGAGTTAATCCATTACGATAGCGGGCGAACGATGCCAAAATGGTATGCAGACGCCTTTCGACTTCCAAAAGAGCAACGCCAAAAAATACGCTCAAAAACCTTTCAGGGAATCGCCGATGCAATGGCGACGCAATGTGGAGACGCGATTTTAAACGGCTATTCAACGCCAAAACAAACCTGTTTGCAATTATGAAACCCGCCAAACGCAAAACCCCCGCCCAACTCGAAAAAGAGGCGGAAAGCAAAACCGACGCATGGAACCGGGCGGCGCAAAAAGAGGGCGAAGGGGTGCGGCACACGTTCGTAAGGCTGGCAAAAGAGGCGCACGGCTGCGAATTTGAAGAGGCGGAACGGCTGTTTGAGGCGGCGGAAAAGGCGGGGACAATAATTGAAGTCAGGCGGGGCGGGCTTTTGAAGGACAGGCCGATTTACGCGGCGAAAAAAATAAATTGAAAAAAAGTTGTTAAAAGTATTGCCAATTAGAAAAACGTGTTTATCTTTGTACCATCATTCACACGAAAAAAGAAAATACGATGAATAACTTAAAAGAAACATTCGGACTTCGCAACAACGTTGATGTTTTGCAAAACAGGGAATCTGCTTTCAGGTATGCAGAAAAATGCAATAAATTGCATGAAGTGATACTTGGCGACAATAACCAATTTTGGGTTGTTTGTTTTTCCGATGCGCAACGGCTTGTAAAAGCGGGTTACGAAACTGCAAAATAGTTAACCATATTCAGAATAAAAATGCAATCCTACCAGCAATTTTTAGAGCGCAAACGACACGTCGGCCAAAATCACGGCATTGAGCCGCTTTGGTTGCCTGACGGTATGTTTGACTTTCAGCGTTACGGCGCTGAACACGCTATCCGCAAGGGGCGCGAAGCAATCTACTTCGATACCGGGTTAGGTAAAACCCTTATCGAACTTGTTATCGCCGCCAATTATGTGCGCCACACTAACAAACCCGTTTTGATTCTCACACCGCTTGCCGTCGCCTTTCAATTCATCACCGAGGCCGAAAAATTCGGCATTGATGACGTGGAGCATACAAAAGACGGGAAGTTCTCCGGCAAAATCGTTTTGTGCAATTACGAACGCCTGCACTACCTCGACCCGGCGGACTTCGATTGTGTGATATGTGACGAAAGTAGCATTTTGAAAGATGCAGAAGGACAAACGCGGGCGAACGTTACCAACTTCCTGAAAAAAGTGCCGTACCGTTTCCTCGCAACGGCAACGCCTTCGCCAAACGACTTCATTGAGTTAGGAACGAGCAGCGAGGCTTTGGGTTATATGGGTTATATGGATATGCTCACCAAGTTTTTCAAAAACAACGAAGACACAATTAGCCCGCAGGGTATCGGGGTTAAATGGCGGCTGAAAGGACACGCCGAAACCGCGTTTTTTGAATGGGTTTCAAGTTGGAGTATCAGCGCCCGCAAGCCGTCCGACCTGGGGTTTAGCGATGAACGCCATGTTTTGCCAAAACTGATTGAGCGCGACCACACCGTTACGAACGACGCGCCGCTTTGTGTTAACGGTCAATTCGAGATGTTCAACAGGGTTGCCCGTACCATGCCGGAAATCAAGTCAGAGCAACGGGCAACCATTGAACAGCGTTGCGAATACGCCTCCGACCTTGCGAAAGAACACGACTTTTCAGTTTTTTGGTGTAACCTCAACCCGGAGGGGGATTTGCTTGAAAAAATATACCCCGGCGCGGTACAGGTAAAAGGGTCAATGAAACTCGAAAGGAAAGAGGAAATACTGCTTGCCTTTTCAAAGGGCGAAATCAAAAAACTGATTACCAAGCCCCGTATAACGGCGTTCGGCCTGAACTGGCAGCACTGTAACCATACGGTATTTTTTCCGGGATTCTCTTACGAACAATATTACCAGGGTAAACGCCGCTTTCACCGCTTCGGGCAAATGCGCCCCGTTTACGTTGACCGCGTTATTTCAGACGGGCAGGTTCGGCAAATTCAGGCACTTGAGGCAAAGGCAAAAAAGGCCGACGAACTTTTTACCCGCCTGAACGCCAATATCAACCGCGACTTTTTTGTCGCCAAAAAACAGTTTGACAAACAAATTTCATTACCTTCATTCATAAACATCTGAATAAAAATGCAAGTCAAAGAACAACTTATCACCGACAACTACGCGCTTTACCTGAGCGATTGTATGTATGTCCTTCCCAACCTGCCGGACAAATCCGTTGACCTTTCGGTTTACTCTCCGCCGTTCGCTGGGCTGTACCAATACACCAGCCACGAAAACGATTTTTCAAATTGCGAAACGCCTGAGCAATTTTTGGAAGGGTACGAATTTTTGATTGAGCAAATGGCGCGGGTGACTAAGCCTGGATGCATCAACGCGGTACACTGTACCGACATTTTGAACTCGAAAACGGAGAATATGTGGGACTTCCCGCATGAAATTATCAGGCTCCATGAAAAGCACGGCTTCAATTTCAAAAACCGGATAACTGTTTGGAAAGAACCTTTGAAAGTTCGTATGCGGACAATGGTACGCAGCTTGATGCACATGAACATCGTTGAAGATTCTACCAAGTGCTTTACCGCCATGCCCGACCAGGTTTTGATTTTTGAACGGAACGGCGAACGTGACCGACCAGTTATTCACCCTTTCGGGCTTACGCACTACGCAGGGGAAACCCCGCTTTTGACCGAACACCTTTCGCAATTCGGTTTGCCGCTGAAAGACTTTGAAGGGCAGTACAAAGACTTTGAAGCGTTCCACGAGGCGTATATGTGGGCAAGCTTCGAGGCTTTCAAAAAGAAATGGGAAGGCCACGACGACCCGTATTCAAACAAATTTTCGCACATCGTTTGGCAGCGTTACGCCTCGTCGGTTTGGGATGACGTGCGAATCAATAACGTCCTTCCGTTCCGCGACGCGAAAGACGAGGACGACGAAAAACACGTCCACCCGCTCCAACTTGACGTTATTGACCGCTGCGTTGAACTTTGGAGCAATCCCGGCGAAGTGGTTTTGACCCCCTTTATGGGAGTAGGAAGCGAAGTTTTTTCCCCTGTTTCGATGGGACGCAAGGCAATAGGCATCGAACTAAAAGACAGTTATTACAAACAGGCGGTATTGAATTGCAAAGAAGCAGAAAAGCGGTTTTTGCAATCGCGCCCTGCTGAATTGTTTGACCAAATACCGGCAGGAGCAACGCTTGATTAAAGAAGCATTTTTATTCACCGCCCGTCCCAAATGCCCCGCAACCTCTCGCGGGCGGGGCGGGCGCTTTTTCTTTTTAAGTATGACAGCCGCCGAATATCAAAACCAATACGCCACAAAGCAGAGCAAGGCAAAAGCGCAAAAATTGAAACAGCCGCCAGCCGCTGAACCTTTGCGGGCAAAAAAGGCAAATGTCCTGATAGGCATTGACCCAGGGACAAACACTGGCTGCGCCGTAAAAGAAGGTCATAAATGGCAGAGCGTTGAGACGTTGACCATTTTCGAGGCGATAAATCGGGTAATCGAGTGGAAAAAAAGTTGCGACGCGCATCTTTGGACAATGATTGTCCGCATCGAAGATGCACGGAAAAGAACATGGTTTGGAAAGTCGGGCGCGGAGCGGTGGAAAGGCGCTGGTAGCATCGGGCGCGATTGCGCGATATGGGAAGAAACGCTAACGGCGCTCGGAATACCTTTCGAGATGGTTCACCCGAAAAACGTAAAGTCGACAACCTCCGATGGGTTCAAAAAAATAACCGGCTGGCAGGGACGCACGTCAATCCATGCGAGGGAAGCGGCGTGGTTGCTGCTTTAACGGTCTGCACTGCCGAACCAGTGCAAGGCATACGCAGCATTTACGGCAGTGCTGAGTTATGCGGATTATTTTATAATAAAAAACTCACAACAATGAAAGAACTTGATTTGTACCAATTTTTAAAGGAAAACGAAGTTGAAATGAGGTGGGATATTATTGATGGTGATGCCATTTTGGTAGCGTGGATTCCCGCCTACATTTTAACTGACTTCTCAAAAATGATTGAAACGGCATTGAGTGACGGAGGCCGAAGCGCGCATTTATGCAGCGGTGGTTTTTTATGGGTTAATCTTGGGGCAATTTGCGAATACTACGGAATTGAGCCTGAGCGAATACGCCCTGTTTCAGTTCACGCATAACTGCGGCTTTCCCGCTGTGCGCCTGTGTAAGAAGCATAGGCGGGAAAGCGGGGTTATGCGGATTATATCACATTAAATTTTCTAAAAATGGAAGACAACGTAAAAAGGATTGCAGGCG